GCGGGTCAATAGAAGTTCCGTTTGTGCGAAGGTTAGGTTAAGAAAGTCATCAATGCTGGAAACAAGGTTGTAGTGTGCAAGGATAACATAAAGCAAGGCGGGGGATGTGGATTTTTCATCTACCCCCCGCCTGCGCCTTAGGTGCTTACTGCGAAAAAAATTCCCTTGGGATGGGGGTATCCAAGAAAGTTTCAAAGTCTATTTGTTCCCCCGTTTTCCTGCAATGTGCACGCCACACCAACCATGCGGTTGCTTTGATTTGGGTGGCTGGGTCTAAACTTGAAATTTCATCCATCCCAACCCCAAAAGTTTCAACGAAGGAAAGCATGTCCCGCCAAGTTAAGTTGGCAAGAAGGTCTTCAGATTTGCCCGCAAGGGCTTTGATTTCTTCAGTCATCGCTTCTTCACCACCTTTCGCAAGGTTTTACCTTCTAATACACACAATACTTCATCCCAATGTTCACGCACAATGTTTTCCGCAAGGGGATGATAACCCCCCTGCACCAACTTCTGGAAATCTTTCAGCGTGATACCAATCCTTTCGCAGAATTCTTCCACCCCTTCTTTCATCGCAGCGATGTAAAGGACTTGGCGTTCGTAAGAAGTTAGCATGTTTCATCACCTACTGTCATTCAATGTCAAGCACTAAACTGTTGTTATCCCCAACTAAGTCCAGCGAAAGAACCCAAATGTCGTCGCCGCCCTTAACAGGTGCACGCCTGCGGGAAACTAACATGTTCTGAAGCGTGATAGATTTAGTATCATCAAGTCCAATAAAGACATTGACAGGTGAAATGTTATCTGCTGCAAAATCTGCGGTGTAAGGTAGAAACATGGAAAGGCTGCATTCCACTTCATTCAAACCAAAAACCCACAGGTTGCGGGTTCGCTTCTTTCCAGCGGGGCGGACAGAAAAATCTGCTTCAAGTTTGACATTGCGCTTAACGCTAACTTTGAATTCGCTAACTTGATAGTTGTTGCCCCCAACGGTAACTACCCCCTGATGCCACAAAAATGGACTGCCCGATGGTGTGGGAATGGTGGATGGTGGGGTAGTCAAATCAGCATCCATCACTTCAAACTTCACGGAAACCTTCAGCGCTTCACCAACTTTTCCGTCTACGCTGATTTCCGAAGGGAACGCACCCAAGAATTTTACGCAATAGTCGGGGTTACCTGCCAAGATAGTGAAAGATTTGTTTTCTAAGCAGAAAGATTGAAACAGTGATAAATCCGCAGGTGTAATCAAAGTATCAACTGAAACTGAAGGTTCAACTATGCTGTAGTAGCGCACAATCCCGCCAATAGCCTTTTCGGTTTTCAAGTTTTCGTTAACTTCAATATCACCACCATTAACGAAACCAAAAACCTGCCACGATGCTGCAGTGTCTTCCGCACCTGCAGTGGTTTCAGGCTTAATCAAGAAAATGTCTTGAATGTGTGTTCGCATGCTTCATCACCACCTACATTTACCTATGGGGTCAAGTAGGTGGCGGTAACTGTAACTTGCGCAATTTCAAAGGTGGTATCGGTATCGGTAACCCACAGGATTTCCCCGATTTGCAAAAGTTTGGGTTGTATCCCAGAAATGTTGGGGTTAAACGCAGCGTTAAGCAAAAGGTTTACTACCCCTTCGGTTACCGTTTGTTTTTCCGCTGGGGTGGTTGCGATGATGTAGAAAGTGAATGTATCTTGGACTTCGTAGATATGCGCAGGGGCAACAGTTCTTAGTTCCGTGCGCTGGGGGGTAATCACAACAATGGGTTTCGTAAGCCTGTTGATGTCCAATTTATCCACACCCCCCACAAAAGTTACCTTGTATTGCGTTTTCACCAAATCTTTCAGGAATTCAGCGATTTCGCTTGTCGCTATGCGCATAGTTTCATCACCCCATCAGTGCTTTGCGAACTTCTTCAAAGATTTTGTGCAAGTTCTTAACAGCCCATTCCGCCGCTGGGCGCATGAAAGGCTTGCGGATAATATCACCTACCTTTTCCCAAGTCGCACTTTTACCGCTGCGCCCTTGAATTACACGCTTGGCAAACACCACACCAACACCCCGCAGGTAGAAGCGCAATGCTTTGGCACGAACGGGTCTAATTTCCGCTTTGTGCCCAAATTCAACATAGGGCGCATATTCCACATTCACCCACACCTTGCCCACATCCCTTTCCACTCCGAACTGGATGCTGTTGCGCAACCTACCCGTGTCCACTGGGGCGTGTTGTTTCGCAACTGCGGAAACTTGCCCCGTAAATTTCACCAAACCATCTTTCGCTGCTTTCGCTGCATATTCCATCTTTTTCATGAACCTATCCAAACCTTTCCATAGCACAGTTGCCATCATTCCACCCTCCTTAATTCCAACCTTTCTTGAACACGCTTCAAATCCACCTTAAACCTGCTTACGATTTCAAACTTCTTGCTACCAAATTGCAAGACATCATCGTTTTGGATTTCCACGGTGCTTCTTGTGACAATCAAAGTGGCATCCACTACCCCAACGGTGGCGTAATTGCGAATTTGTTCCCGCAGCGGAAGGTAAAACAAGTATCCCCACACATCCCCAACTTCTTGAAGTTCAGTGACAAGTTCGTTTCCTACCATGTTCGTTGTCCTGCGCAAGATTTTACCTTGTAGGTATCGCAACATTCATCACACCCCCAGCATTTTGTAAGCGGAAACAACTTGCTGCACGGAAATTGGAAGTTCTGTAAAAGCAAAGGTAAGTTCACCTAACCTGCCTTCTTTAATGTGCGGGTCTAACTGCATGAAGAAGAAAGTTAAATCTGCAAGCGCAATGATGATAGAAGATGGAAGGTTTTGATACCCGCCTTTGTAAGTTATTTCCACTTCCGCCCCGTCGGGGGCATCAACATACAGGATGCCAAGCGGTTTGTTTACTTTGAAATCAACATCCACACCATCCACCTTTGCGGAAAGAACTTCATCCACAGGTTTGGCAGCAAGAAACACCCTACCTGCGAAAACAGTGTGGGTTTCGGTGTAGGTGTCATATTCAAAGATGCGCCCGCATAATGCTTGCAGAAGTTCAAGACTTGCTTCCGCTTCCCTATGAAAATCGCTGCCCGCCAAATCGGGATATTTACCTGTCAGGTAAGTGTAGATTGCAGCGTAAGTTTCAGTTTTCATAAAACCAACACCCCCGCTGGTGGGTCTGCTTTAAGTTCTTCGTAATCATCTCTTTCACAAATGCGCAAGATGAAGTGCAACTTCTTTCCCCCCAACCTGCGTGACCAAGAAGCGATGCGAATTCCTACATCCAAATCGTAAGTTTTTTCTTCGTTGACAACGCAAAACAGAACATAACCGCTATAAGTAGTTACACGGAAAGCAACGGGGAAGCCGTGTTGCTTGATGATGTGAAACAAAGCAGCACTTTCAGATAATGCAACAGTTAAGCGCATCAACGCATCGCTTTTTTGAAACTTCTTCGCAGCACGCTTCAGTGGGTTGAAGATTTTCTTCAAAAACGAAAACATGTTCATCACCCACCACCAATTGCCCCACAAAAATGAAAGCAGGGGTAGGGTTAACAACCCCATCCCCTGCTTTTGTTTACCTTGTTGTTTTATCTAACTTCACTTAACCTTCACAGCAACCACATCGTAGGGCAACTTAGCGAAGTCCCAGCGTCCAGTGGCAACAAGAATGTCCACCTGCTTCAGCACATCCCGCTGGGTTTCAACACGCAAGCCCCTGCGTTCGCCCAAAAGGAATGCTGGGCGGGCAACGACAACTGCGTGCACATCATTAGGCACATGCGGGCTAACAACGATGGGCTTACCATAAATTTTGCCCAGTTCGCCCGTAAGGATTGTTGCTTGTGCCCCATACTTATCCACAGTTGAAACTTCATCCCACTTGACCATATTAGCGTAAACGCTGGGTGAAACTACCACAACAACCCGATTGGGGTCAACACCCAATTCACCAAGTTGTGCGGTAGCGTCTTGAATGTGGGATGCTTGAAAACTGTCAGTAATGTTCAATTCTTGCGCCAACTTAAGGATACCATCCCAGACCTTCAAAAGCGCATCAGCGCTTGTAGTATCGCCTTGCAGAATTGCCTTATCAAGCGCATCAGCGAATGCAAAGGCAAGGGCGTCTTGGAAGGTGGGCATGATAGCAACGATGCTGTCTTCAGTAACTTCATCAGCGATTTCAACGGCAGCACCCAACTTCTTTGCACGCAATTCAAATGCTTGCGCCGACGGGCTGGAAGTAGGAATGGAAGTTCCAGCAGCGACATAGGAAACTGTAATCCCACTAACCGAAAGAGGTGGCTTGTAGATTTCACTGGGCATTTCAATGCGGTCAAACACATTCGCAAGGGATGGCTTCAAGCGGATAAGTTGGATGACACGGCTGGAAAAGGTGGTAGGGATGTAGTTGGGCAAATCAGAACCCGTGACGGCTTTGGTGATTTCAACGAACCTGCGATGCAACCAGCCATCAACAGGCAACCCCTTATGTCGGCGGATGGTAGCAAAGATGGTGTAAGCATCACACAAGTCTTGATACTTCACAAGCCTTTCGTCTTTCCAGTTGCCCGCAAGGAAGTTTTCAAAGCGTTCAACGGGGTTGCTACCTTCAAGCGCAAGCGGGGCAACACCCTTCACGCCCTTTGACAAAACCTCTTCCACATTTGCAACCCGCTCTTCCAGTGCTTTTTGGGTTGCTTCAATGGATGCAAGTTTGTTCACTAAACCGTCTACGGCTTTGATTGTTGCTTCAAGTTCCTTCGTGATTTCCGTCATTTCCCATCACCACCTACAATTACCAACTTTGTGCGAAGTTCACGAAGCAAGCGGGCAACCACAGTTTCAAAGGTTTCCCCGTATTCTGCGATGAATTCTAATTCTTCCTGCGTGTAGTTTTTGTGCAAGGGTGGGGGTTCTCTATCCGCTTTCTTGTAATACTTAACGATTGCGTTGTAAACTTTTTCCCTGTCTTCATCTGGAATATCAACCCCGCCCCTTGCACCCAGCAACGCAGCCATCGCAGCCACTACACCCCGCCAAATTGCGTAAGGTTTACCATCTACTACATCAACATGGGGTAACTTGTAAGCACCAAATGTATCAAGTTTTTCATCATCAGCCCAGAAGAACCGTTTTGCATACTTGCGCTGTTTTTCTTTGTTCTGCAAATCTTCGTTAGTTTCCACACCAACATATTTGCGCCACCTAACTTCTGAAGCATCTGCATCCCATTCCCGTTCTTCGTTGGGGTGAAGGGGGAAGGAAGCATCATCATCTGGCACAATTCCCCGAACGATTAGCGCCTGCGGGTTGGCGGGGATGGTAACAAGCGAAGTTTCAACCCACAACCATTGGTCATAAACAAGGTGTTCACCTTCCCTGCGTGTCTTCTTGGGGATGAAGCCAATGGAAAGTGCGTTCACTACACCTTCATCCACCAACTGCTTAATTTCCTGCGCTTTGGGGGTGCTTGCGAACTTAAAAGAAACTTCAATCCTATCTTCCAAAATTTTCGCATCCACAACCTTCCCGATGGGTTCACGCATGTCGTGCATCCAAAGGAGCACAGGGTTGGAAAGGTATTCTTCTAAGTTAAGCACACCTTTAACATTCACAACATCCCCCAAACGGTCGGGAATGTTTGAAGTTGCAACGCCAACATAGGTGTCTTCACGGGTTTCAATCTGCTTGATGACAAAGAACTTCTTTTCCATGTCCATCACCACCTTCAATTAACCCGCCCGAATTGGTGGTGGGGGAAGCGTTATGGTGAAGTTTTTAGGGACATTTTTAGCGATAGCGTTAGCGTTTAGCAGCAACAAACCCCGCCACAACACCCATCTTGTGTTCAAGGTGGGCATTAGCGGGACTTTTTACTGCACAAAAACGGGAAGGTTAGCGGGATTGGTGTGGTGGGATGGGAAGGAAATTTCCCCCCTTCCCGTGCGCAGGCGTGGTGGGTTGGTGTGCTGGAAAGATGGAAGGGTTGAAGCGGGATACTTTGAAGCAGGAAGGAAGTTCAACGGGAAAAAGATTTCCCCGCAAGATGTCCGTTGGGCGCTGACGGGCGGGGGGTTGTTTTTGAAGGATGGTATCCCGATAACTGCGGAAGAAGTTTCAAAGCGTGAAGGTTTAAGTTCCTACATTGTTTCACACAGAAATTACACATTCATTTTGGTGCACAAGGATAGAAGAAAGATTTCGCTGGGGGTAAGCGAAAATGGAATTCCCCCCGCACGGCTTGCGAAGATGTTGGAAGGTGATTTCTACGCTTTGCTGCGGTTGGATGGGGGAAGTGCTACCTACTGCTTCTTCAATTCCCGCAAACCTTCGTGGTTGAACAACGCTGTGGGGTTACCCCGATAGGGCGGGGGGTTGGGCAGTGGGTCGGCAATCCTGATTTATCCCATCAGACGCAAACCCTTACCCAACCCCACAGGCAATTTATTTGAATAAATTCCGTTGGTGGAGGGCAGGGGATTTGAACCCCTTCCGCCACCAACCCGCTTCGGGGCTATAGTGGCGTCAAGCCCCAACTTGTGCCCCCCACTTTTTGCAGTAGTTCAGCAAATCTAACGCCCTGTTTAGCCATCCTTTTAGAAAAACACGCTGCGAAGGGTTTTTGGCAACTATCCCCCTATAGCGCTGAATGCGAAGTTGCACATACTTAACTATCAGCAAAAACAGCGCATCCTTTTCTTGTGCTTTTTTAACTGCGTGAAGGGTAAGTTCACCTACAATTCCATCTACCGCAAGCGTGTAATAACCAAGTTCTTGTAGCGCTTTCTGCAACAAGATTGCGGAAGTTTTTACCCCCATGTTTACCGCAGTGTCAAACACCACCACATCCAGCGGCGGGGGCATAAGATGGGCTTTGGAAGGTAGGTAATACTTCGTGTAGTAGATTTCTTCCACTTCTTCATCAGTGATGAACTTCACGCTGCGCAAATACAAACCCTTCCCCTTGCGGTAAGCATCGTAAGTTGTTTGCGTAATGCCTTTGTTAGTTGCCCCGCCCCTGTCCGCTGGGTGGTTGCTGAAACCACCTTCCCATTTAAGCGCAAACTTCAAGCATTCTTTGAAGCGGGGAAGCATGATTGTTCACCTACCCTAATCTACTGGGATAACTGTGCACCTACAGTTAATAGTTTCTTCGGGTGGGGCGTTGGGGTCTGCGGGATACTTAAGCAAGTAACCCCCCACATTGAAGGGTTCTTCCACCCCCACAACTTGCCCGTGCGCTTGCGCATGCGTTTCCCTTGTTCTTTCATCTAACGCTGCTAACCACATTTTCTTGCGGAAACCTGCCAAAATAAGGCTATCAGTGTATCCTGCATTCAGCGCAGCAGTGCTTTCCGTGCGGGCTATCCTTTCCGCACGCCAAGTTTCAATTTCCCCAACCACACTTTCCACAGCATCAATCAAGTTCCCCCCGCTTTCTAACGCATCCGCAAGGACTTCCTTCAGGCGTTCATACTGGGTTTCGCTAATCCATTGTATGCGGTTTTTGAATTGAAGCAAGTGGGCACGCACCTTCGCATCAAACAAAATTTGGTCTTCAACGCTAACTTCAAAGATTTCTGGGGCTTTGTGCAGGATTTCTTCGTAAATGGGTGCAAGGGTTTCCCACAGGATTTGTGCTTCTTCATCTGGGTCGTAAATCCTATCCGTGATGTCCTTCCCCCGCAATGCACCCCTTAAGCGTTTGCGTAACCCTTCCGCATAATCCTGCAAGGCTTCTTGAATGAAGCGTTCATACTTGCTTTGCCACCGAAGGAAGCGTTGCCAGAAAACAAGTTCCCGTTGGGAAAGGTTTTTGGCGATAACAATGGGGGAACTTTGCAGCGATTTGCGTTGTGCGATGGGAACTACGCTGATGTTGCCCCACCATGTGTCGCCCCAAGCAAGGGGTTCTTCAAAGCCAAGCATCTGGCGGGCTTCATTGATGGTGATGATACCGCTTTGCACCAACCTAACTGCGCTATCAGCAACATCCGTAAGGTGTTCTTGCAGCGCATCAACTTGGGTAGTATCAAATGCGCACCAATATTCTTGCCCGAAGTGGCGTGCGAAGAATTGAAGGTTCAAAGTTTCCTGAATTAGCGTTAACATGGGGATAATGGTTTCCCGCCAGAAAATCTTGGTTTGTTCACGGGCATTGGCGTAGTTGGCATATTCAAACACCCCCACGATGGCGGGGGGAACATTCAAACATGAAAGAATTTCTTCCCGCAAGATGCGTTTCAATTCAAGTAGGTTAGCGTTGTTAAGTTGAACATCCACAACCTTCAAATCCATATCCCCAGTTAGAACTAACCAGTTATACCTGTGCCCCCTACCTATGCGTGCTTGGATTTTTTCGTAAAGGTATTGCCTTTGCTGGTCGGTAAGCACATTTTTGTTGATGACCACACCCAGCGGGATTGCCCCGTTATGGAAGAATTCCGCAGCAAGTTTATCAATTTCCCGCAAAAGGGTTAGGGCTTGTTTGATTGAAACCACAAGGGGCAGCCCTAAGCCCTGTGGGTCAGCGGGGTTGTAAAGTTTGAAATGCACAAGTTCATCCCGTGCAAGTGTTTCGCTTCCTTCGGGGGAATAGATGATGAAGTGCTTACCTTCCAAATCTTGCGCAACCTGCGTGGGGTGAATGTAATCCAAAGCAAGAATTCTACGCCCCACCTTCCGCACCTTCCAAAAAGAATTCCCGAAAAGAATTAGGTCTGAAACTATGGTTTGCACAGCATTGGGCGTAGTGAATTCTTCGTTAAAGCGTTCCGCAAAAGTTGAAGCGGGGTCGCCCTCTGGGGCAAAATCTTCCCCCTTGTAAACCAACAAGGGCACGCTGGATGCTGATTGCGCTATGCGTGTTAGTGCAGCACGCAGAATGGGATTTTCAAGCGCTTCATTGATGCCCACAGTCGGGGTTGGGGCTTCAATGACTTCAATGTAACCCCCGCCCTTCCACACCCAAAGTTTGCGGATAAAATCCAAAAACTTTCTAATCATGCGCTATCACCACTATCAATTGAAGGTGGGGATGAAAGATGCGTGAAGATAAAGCAAGGGTTTTAGTTACAATCTTCGCAATTTTGTGCATAGTGTTTCTTGAAGTGTTTGCGCTAATGCGGGGGATAGATGGGGTAGTGTTGGGGTTAAGTATCGCTGTTATCGCATTACTTGCCCCCAGCCCAGCGTTTCAAATCCAGTGGGGAAAGTTGTTGAAGGTGATTAAGGATGAAGGGCATAAAGAAGGCGAAGAAGGTTGAAATACAAATCCCCGTTGACCCCATTGTCTTTGCGGAAAATTTTTTGACCCTTCAAGGGAAACCTTTGCAGTTGTTTGATTACCAGAAGGACATCCTGCACCAAGCGTGGGGGCAAAAGTTTGTGGTCATCTGCTTGCCCAAACGCTGTGGGAAATCCCTGCTTGCTGCAATTTTAGCGCTTCATAAAGCATTGCTAACCTCCGAAGGAAATATCATAGTGCTATCAACTTCAAAAGACCACGCAAGTTCGGTGTGTTTCAGATACATCTACCGCTTCGCTTCACACCCCCCGCTTTCGGATTTGGTGGAAAAGAAAAGCATCGTTAGGCTTGAATTCAAGAACGGCACAATCATTGAAGCCGTCCCGTGCAGGGTTGAAGCAGTTGCGGGGCGGGGGCTGGATGTGTTGGTGGTGGACGAATTGGCGCTGATTGATGATGAAGAAGTTGTTCAAGTTGCATTATCCCAAACGGAAAAGCCCCATTCAAGCGTGATTATCGCAAGCACGGCAAGCACTAAGGAACACTTGCTTTATAAGTTGTATCAAGCATTCCTGCGGGGGGATGGGGGGATACACTTCATCTACTATAGCGGGGAAGATGCTGCAAGATTGAACCCGCTGTTAACGGAAGATTGGTTGCAAAAGCGTAAGGAAACTATGCCCGAAGCGATGTTTGCGCAATATCACCTTAATCTGTGGGGTGCAAGTTCCCGTAGGGTGTTCATGCTTGAAAAGTTAGAAAAGTGCGTGAAAGATTACCCCACCCCCCTTCCGCTTGCCCTATTGCCCGAAATTGTGGGGTTTGAACCGAAGGGCGTGGTTGTGTGTGCGGGGATAGATAGGGCACTTCCGCATAGCAAGCACGGGGATTTATCCGCTGGGGTTGTGGTGGCAAAGGTGTTTGAAGACTTGCAAAAATCCCCCCGCTGGGTTGTGTTGGATTGCACGGTTTTCCCCACAGGGCTGGGGGAAGAAATCCAAATTTGGCTTCAACAAATTGCTTCCCTTTACCCCCTTGCTTCTATCGTGTTTGAAGTTTACCAAGCCTTTGATTTGCACCAGTGGGCTACTAAAATGGGGTTACCCGCCCGATTAGAACACGCTACGCTAAAGCAACAAGAAAGTGCTTTCAATTTCCTAATAGCAGCAGTAGAAAAGGACAACATCATCATCCCCCACCACCCCGAACTTTTGCGGGAACTGGAAGGGTTAGAATTTGCTGGGGGAAGGTATAAGGCTGGGAAAGGGTATCACGATGACTGCGTTTATGCGCTGGTTTGGGCTTTCTACGAAACTTTGAAGGTTGCCCCCACCATTGCGGACGCAGAATGGGTGTAAACTTGCGGGAAATTGCCCCAAAATTGCTGGGTTTTCGCATTGACAACCCCGCAAACAAGTGCAAATTTAATCCTGTGCACCAAATTCGTAGGGAAAGGGGGTAGCAGGGATGGGAAACGCAAGCAAAATAAAGCGGGAGCGGATGGGAATTGAACCCACCCACCGCCTTTTGGGCGGTGCACAGGATTTGAAGTCCTGGGAGGGCACCAGCCCTCAACCGCTCCCGTCCTCTAATGGCGAAAAACTTGTTGCTTCCTCATAAATGCAAAGTAACGCAAGCGTTAGTGTCTGTAAAGAGGGGAACGGAACTCCTGAAGGCACAAGGTGTCATTACTTCGGCAGTAGCGTTTCCTCAACCGCCT